CAAGTGATATTGTCACTATCTACAGTTTTAACTCCTGTTGATTCTGTTGTAACCATTTCTGGTGCAATTAATTCTAGTTCTTGTGCAATAACACCAAGTTGAATACCTTCTTTTTTTATAACTTGATCTTTAGGTAAATCTGTTATTTCATCTTCTTTTCTATATTCAAAATTTCTAACTTGTATTTTAGATATTTTTTCTAAACCTATATTATTATCAACAATATTTTTCTTTAATCTCTGATCTGATGTAGTTGTCCAAGTTGTAGTATTACCACCATTATAAATACCACCTGTACCACCAGCTACAATAAAACCTGTATTACTTCCTTTTCCAACAATTTGATGATACGCTCCAATAACTAACTCATTGGTATCACTAGCTGCAGCTGGAGAAGTGTAAGCACCTAAAAAAGTATTATGATCTCCTGTAGTAGCATTAGTTGCCCAAGCACCAGCTTGATGTCCGATTGCTGTGTTTTCAGTTCCTGATGTAACTGCATGTAAAGAATTTACTCCAACAGCAACATTGTAATCTGCATTTGATGAATCTAATGCAAATGCACCAATTGCTACTTGCCTTTTTCCTGTTGTGGTAGCTACTAAAGCGCAAGCACCAACTGCTGTGTTATCACAAGCCTCTGTATTAGCTTTTAAAGCACAATGTCCAACCGCTACGTTTCTAATACCTGTTGTGTTAGCGTTTAAAGATTGAAAACCTACTGCTGTAACATGACAACCTGTTGAGTTAGCTTGGATTGATGCTCTACCAACAGCTGTATTTTCACTTGCTGTATTAGCACTTAATGCACCATGACCAACTGCTACATTGTCAACTCCACTTATATTTGAAGATAAAGAACTTTGACCTAAAGCACTATTTCTTGAACCTGTTGTGTTAGCAACTAAAGAACTTCCACCCATGCTAATATTTTGTTGTCCTGTTGTCATAGCAGTTGAAGAACATATACCAACAGCAGTATTTAAAGTTCCTGATGTGTTTAAATATAATGCTCTCCTACCAACAGCAGTATTACTAGAACCTGTAACATTTTCTAAAGCTGAAGAACCTACACCTGTATTACAACTACCTGTATTTCCATTAAGCGCACCAGCTCCTACACCTGTATTTTCAGAAGTTGTTAAAGTAGCTTTTAATGAGCCTTTTCCTACTGCTGTATTAGAAGTTCCTGATGAATTTTTACATAAACTTTCAAAACCAACTGCTGTATTGTTTGAAGCTGTATTTAAAACAAGACTACTTGTACCAACTCCTGTATTACCAGCTCCTGTAACATTAGTATATAAAGAATTTAAACCTATAGCTGTATTATTAGATGCTGTTGTAGTAGCCTGTAAAGAGTTTTGTCCTACAGCAGTATTACTAGAACCTGTAGTTATAGCTGATGCTGAAGTTGCACCTACAGCTGTGTTATTATTACCTTCTGTATTTGCATCTAAAGAACCAGCACCTACTGCTGTATTAGATGCTCCTATTGTGTTATTAGTTAAAGCCTGTTGACCTAAACCTGTATTATTATCTGCTGTGGTATTTTTTTCTAATGTTCTCCAACCTAAAGCAGTATTATTTGAACCTGTTGTATTTAATTCCAATGTTTCATAACCAACAGCTGTATTAATATTACCTGTATTATTAGTCATTAAAGAACCATCTCCAATTGCAATATTACATTTACCAGAAGTAGTTAAACATAATGCTCGTCTTCCAATTGCTAAGTTTGAACCATTAGTATTAGTTGCTTGTAGTGCTTGGAAACCAATAGCTATATTGCTACTTGATGTTGTTGTTGAATCCATTGCTTGAGTACCAATTGCTATATTACAAGCACCTGTTGTGTTAGCAAATAAAGCTCTAGAGCCTACTGCTGTGTTATACGAAGCTGTTGTGTTAGATTGTAAAGCATCAGTACCTACTGCTACATTACAATCTCCTTCTGTATTACTATCTAAAGCATCTTTACCGACTGCTACGTTGCAATCACCTGTAGTATTAACACACATTGTATTAAAACCAACTGCTGTATTTGAATGACCTTCTGTGTTAACAAATAAAGAATCATAACCAACTGCTACGTTATAATCTGCTGTTGTATTATTTGCTAAAGCAAGTCGTCCAACTGCTACATTACCAGTTCCTTCTGTATTATCTACTAAAGAACAAGTACCTACTGCTGTGTTAGAATTTCCTGTTGTGTTTGTAAATAAAGAACACAAACCTACTGCTGTATTATTATTTGCTGTAGTGTTTGTAAATAAAGAACAAGTTCCAACAGCAACATTATTACCACCTTCTGTATTATTAAATAAAGAATACATTCCGTGACCTGAATTACATGAGCCTGTTGTGTTAGCTTGTAAAGAACTTCTTCCTGTTCCTGTATTTCTTGTTCCTGTTGTGTTAAGTGTTAATGAACAAAAACCAACAGCTGTGTTGTTATTTGCTGTTGTGTTAGTAAGTAAAGCACAAGAACCTATTGCTGTATTTTGACATCCTGTTATGTTAGCTGTTAAAGAATCTTTACCGATTGCTGTATTATTATCTGCTGTTGTATTAGCATCTAAAGAGTTATAACCTATTGCTGTATTTGATTCTCCTGACGTGTTACATAATAATGAGTGATAACCAATTGCTACATTTCTACAATCTGTATTTTTAAGCAAAGCACCAGCACCTATTCCTGTGTTGTGTATTCCTGTAACATTGCATTGTAATGCCTGTTGACCAATAGCTACGTTTTCTCCAGCTGTTGTATTTTTTTCTAAAGAACAAGAACCGATTGCTATATTTTTATCCCCTGTTGTAATTGCTGTTCCAGCATGATCACCAATAGCTACATTATCTGTTCCACCAGCTTCAATAGAATCTAAAGCAGTATCACCTAAAGCAACATTAGCTGTTCCTGTTGGATAGTTGCCATCTAATTTGATTGTGCCACCGTCAACGACAAAGTTTCCTGTAAGAGTTAATCCTCCACCAGGAGCTAAACTTACGCCTGACGGAATAGTAACCGTATCACCAGAAGACCCTAGTGTTAAGCTTGTACCTGATTGAGGTAATATAGTATCTACTTCTATTCTACTCATTATACTACTACTAATACTCCTGTTATAATTTGTGTTGCTGTTATAGTAACGGGTCCTGCTAAAACTCCAGAATCAAGTGTTTGATCTTCTGAAATAGTTGAGGCATGAGTTACTACATACTTAGTTGCTTCCATTACTGGTGAAATAGTTTTTTTCGCAGGGATTGTACAAAATACATCTTTGTCTCCTGCAGTAAAACTGACAAGGTTGTCTGAGTTAGATGAAGATATAATTGTTGTACGTTGTAATGTGCTAGTAGCACTTAAGGTTCCTTCACCAACTTCAAAGTTATTTGAACCTGCTTGAACGATAGTGTAGTAAGTTGTATTACCAACTCCAATTCCACTAGCGAAGCTTTCAAAACCTTGAGAAACACCGGCTAAGGTAAAGTTTCCAGTACCTATAGTAGTGCTTGTCTCTTTAACTCTGTCGTTAATGACAAGTGCCATAAACCCTCCCTATGCTAATCTTAATATTGCAGCTGAAGTAGTAAATGCAGGAAACTGAATTGTAAATGTTCCAGACGTTGCAGTCTTGTCCCCACCAAAATCTAACACGGCCACCGCATCAGTAGTTGCCGAACCACCGTCAGTAGTTGTATTATAAATCAAAGCTCCTCTAGCTGTTAGTGTTACACCTACAAATGAAACAGTTGCGAAATCAGTAATTGCTACTGCAGAAGATACTTTTACACCTTGATTAACAAGTGCTTTACCACCTGCTGTATACCCTGATGAAGTAACTTCACTTCCTGTAGCACCTAAATTTGGTGAATAATTTTCTGTTGAAGCACCTAATGTTGCTGTACTTTTATACATCGCTAATTTATATGTATCTCCAGTTGATGCATTTGTATCAAAATCGTGTTTGCCCTGTAATAATTCTTTTTTAAAAGTATTACAAATTGCGTTTGTTGTTATTGCCATAATATTTCTCCTTTAAATTTAACTGTTTGGTGACGGTGAAGGCACTTTGACCCTTGGTACACCATCATCGTATTCTGCTCGTCTTCTTCTCCCCATTTGTTGGAGAGCAAAATTCTGTACACCTTCATTATACTTACTTTTATATAGATTGTACATATCCATAGGTCCTTTTAAAAAACCATAAGCTTCTGTTAGAACACCGTCTAATAGCATCCCTTGTTGATAGGTAGATAAATAAGTTGAATTAGTTGAGGTAAAACTTGGTGGTGTAATTATGTAATTTAATTGAACTGCATAATTTGCATTAGGTGTAGGAGCTACAACTATAGAACTTTCGTCCCAGTTTGCATAATATTTAGGTATTCCTGTTGACCCTGTTCCGTTATATTCGGTAATAAAACTAGTGTCTCTTTTTTCCATGAAAGTTCTATCACCTGTTGATATACTAGTTGTACTAAATACTTGAAGTGATCTAATTACTAAAAAATCTGTAGGAGTAACTAAAAATCTTCTACCTGTAGAAAAAGATGAAGTTGCATATTTTCTTGTATCATCGTAATCAACTTTACCCGCAACATCTAACTCTATGTTTCTTATAAATTGTCCAATAATAGTATCGGTCAAAACATTACTATCTACTTCAGTAAAATTTCGAACCTGTGTTAAAAAATCTGAAAAACTTATAGCCATTATGTTATACTCACTGTTACGTTACCTATTATACCAATTAATTCTCTTCTTCTATTTTGTAAAGATGGGTCTGCTGGTTTCATAGTGCTTATCACTACACCACTAGTAGTTAATGTAGCCCCTGGTTGTGCTGTAATAAAAGCAAAATCACCAGGTAAACTTAAATTAGCAACACCAACAGTTATACCTCCTGAGTTTGCTAAAGTTTTATCGTTTGTAGCAACTGTTCTAGGTTGTTGAAATTTTTGAGGTCTTGTGTTTTGCAAAGCAATAGCATCAGCCGTAAAGTGTCTTCTTCTTATCTGTGGACTTTTAGGTTCAAATTCTGAAGTATGTACTAAAGAACCATTCCATTCTTTCACCATTTCATTGTATGGAAAAGCCATACCAGATCTATCTGATATTGCCTGACTTCTTTTTCCTGTTGCCCATTTAGCCATAATTATATTCCATTCGGGTAAAATGATTGCGGTGTTATATATGTAGAAGCTCTTTGACCATCCTCATCTAATGCTCTTTTTAATTGATCTTCGTAAATTAATTTATTTTGCTGTACAAGCTGTGGGGCTTTTTTCATTGCTAAATAATAAGCAAGACCCGCGCACATACACGGAAGAAATCTATAAACAACATCCGTGTCATTTGTGTAAGCTCCCGCATCTTCTATACGTTTAATTACATAATATTTTAAAGTTGTGTAAGTGTTTAAATCAGGAGCTTGATATAAATATATTTTAGGTGTAGTCGCTCTATCAACATAATATTGAGAAGGTTGTCCTAAAGCCAATTTATTTGGTAATGCAGAATATGCTGATCTATCTAGTTTAGTTAAAGCAACATCTTGTGTATCTACTGTATTTGCACCTGCAGCAGTTGTTGAAACAAAAGCTTCTAAAACATCACTTACACCAGCACTAACACTATATTCAGCTTGACCACTAACTAAAGCATTTTCATGAAGAGCTACTTTCCATAAATGAATTCCTCTATTACCCCATTCAGCGAATAATAAATCTAAACTTCTTCTAGCTGATCTAAGATCATATCCAGAATTTGTTGTTAGGCCACATCTTTCGTATCCCTCTTCTATGACTTCGTCTATATTTAAGTTAAAACTGGTTGTTCCTGAAGTTGCCATTCTTTAGTCTTATCCTTTTTGCGGTTGTACAATTTCTTGGATTGTATCACTTTTTGACTAAACTTTGAAGACCTTAGGTTTTTTGCTATTAAGTTTTTTTTTACTTTGTATTTTTTTCTTTTTTTCACCTCTAGCACCTCTTAGTTTTCCATCAATTTGTGCAGTTATTTGTCCTCTTCCTATAGCCATTATATTAAATCTACTGCCTTTCCTATTATTGGTTTGTATTTTGTTTTACCATTTTCTTTGTAAGCTCTTAAATATTGATGTCTAGGATTAAATGGTATGTAACTTGCGTGAATCCATCCAGAATTTGGCTCACCCGGAGTGTAATACTCCAGGATTAATTGATCTACCTCACAATTCATTTTAACCCAATCAGCAACTTCAGCGTTGTCAATTCCCATGCATTCAAAATCAACCGCCTCAGCTTTTGAATGCTGGCTGTTCAAACTTGATCCTATAGCCACACACAACTCAGAACTACGATAGCCGCTAGTCACTTTTACTCTACCAAATTGATCACGCACTGGCTGTAAAATATTTTCACACAATGCTTTTAATTTATCTATTTGATCAGCGTTAGGTTCGTTATCAATACCCTTACGTATAGCTGTATCAGATTTTGTTAATTCTTGTAAACTAAAATTTCTACTTAAATTCATTCTATAATTTTTTTGATTGCTTTAGATCCGTCTATGTTTTCTTCTAACTCTACTTTTACTTTTCCACATTTGTATTCAATATTATCATTTGCTGAACGTTCTGCAACACGTTTTCCTTTTAAACAATCTGACATTGCAGGCTGTATTCTATGTTCTGTAAGAACACCTCCTATAAACATACAAAGAGCTACTACGCTACTGATGACCGTTTCCATTTGCCCTTACCTTATCTTTTAATTGTTCAACATCCTCTAATGCTTTTTCTAGTTGCGCTTTTAAAAATTCTATATTAACCTTGTTCGTCATGTTTTGTTCTTGAGTTATCTCTAACTTCTCTGTTGTCTTGTATAAGTCTTCTATCAACATGTACTGTTCCTGGTCCGTGGGTAATTGTTCACTTTTCTTAAGTAAGTCCGCTTGAAATAGTTCTCTTGATGTCTCAAGGCTTGTTAGTCTAGAAGTAACCTCTGTATATGCAAAGACACCCATGGCTACAGCCACTACGATACCAATCATATTTTTCATGGGCATACTTACAGATGTATTTTCACTTATCTTCATATCGGTGCTACTATTATTGTTAGCAAAATAAATAACACAACAATACTTCCTGTAAAATAGTAGTTCATACTGGCACACTCCATATTAATTACCTTCACTTAAATTACTACGCATAATTAAAAAATTTTTAAAATCTTGTTCCATTTGTTGTATCTTTTTTTCCATTGTTTTAAGTTTATCATTTGTAACAATAGTATTACCCTTATTAGTTTCAATATTTAACAATAAATGACTTTGATTTTCCTGTATTCTAGCGATGTATCCAATTTGATTTTTTAAATCTGTGTTTTGTATCACTTCAATTGCTGCTTTATTTTTGTTAATAGTCTCTGTTAAACTTACAATGTATTTAACCCCTGTAAATGTCCCAACTACAAGTGAAGCCACGACAGGCACCATCACTACGTTCTTTTTTAAAAGATCTATTAGATTCATTAAGCATCCTTATTTTTTTTCTTCTTAAACATATTATGAATCTTCTCAAAGAAGTTGTCTAGTGCCCCAAACATTTTGTAAATTATTTCGTCAATCATTTTTTTTTACTTCGTAAAACATTTTGTCACTATCTTCTGTAAGCCAGTCTTTGTTTTCGACATTCCATTTTGTAGTTTGAACTGAATAGTCTGGAACCCCGTCACCAACAGTATAGTTAGGAGCGTCCCACAGAATGCGGTTATTAGGCTGAGCTGCATAATTGCCGTCATCAAGAGCCAAAATATGCGCACACTTATGTTCAGCGGGAATTTCAGAATGTTCTGTATCCAAGATATTACCTTCTGGATGACCCCAATCGATTGTAAATAAATATTCGAATGGATAGTTAT